TGTGCGATTCTTTCCCTATCAAGTTCTTCTTGAGAGGGTTCATTAATCTCAGCTTCGACGATTTCTTCCTGGAAGTTTCCATCGATCCATTCTTCCGCAACCACTTCCTCGGGCGGAGGTGACACTGATACTAATGGTTCTGGAATATAATCTTTCGGTGGCGGCGCGACGATCCTTGCCCTTGCCATATTAATTTACTCCCAATTCTATCATGCATTGATTGTCATATACTCTGCTGAATTTTAATTTTCGTTCATAACAAAACTCTGTAATTGCTGCTCTAACTCCAGGATGCATATGATTTTGTTTTGAAAAATCGTCCAAGAAAATTATACCATTTTCCTTTACAACATCAAGACTAGCGATTAAATCTGCCATCACACCCTCATAACTATGATCACCGTCAATATAGATCCAATCTAATTTCTCTCCAGTATATGCTGCGAACCATTCGCTAGATTTCATACGGTGGATAGTAACAGGCAGTTCTGCAAATTCTCTACAAATGCTTTCATATAGTTTGTCGTAAAATGTTTGGAAGTCTGCTGGATTATTAGATCCGACGATCTCGGAATATCGTTTTAGAATTCCTTCATAACCTAAATTCAACCAATCGGTAGTATTTTCATAAACAGAAATATCCCATGGATCAATCATGTGAAGATGTTTTGCTTTTGTCAACAAAACTTGGGACGATCTCGCTCGCCAAACTCCGATCTCTGCACCCAGAGAATTTCCTGGGATCCAATTAGCAGCCAATTTTACGATATCTGTATTTTTACCGAACATCATTTACTTAGTTCCTATTACCATAAAGCGATCGAAGTTTATTTTACCATCCCAACTATAATAGGACTGTTCAATCTGTCCTTCGTAGAGAACATTGGTAACTCCAACGTTTTCGATATGCTCTTCGATTGTTGGAACGCAATTGATACCATACATCTCCCTAAAAACATTTGACGATTGACAAGCAAAGATACAATCCTTGTTTGCTGTTGTCATTTTCTTTAGAGGATACATTGCCTCGCACCCAATTGAAATTACTACATCTGTTTCTAACACATTAATATCATGATACGCAAACGGAACATCCCAATTGATATGGTTGAGTTCAATTCCTTTCTCGTTATTATAGTAACGATTGAAAACCTTTGACAGTTCTAATGCATCGTTATCGACATCGATCAGATTTATTTTCTTGACACTTAGATTTTCACAAAGAAGCGGAACAAGGGGAAACCCTAACCAAGAATTTAGAATGGTTAGATTCAACTGCTCGGTTGATTCAATACATTTCTGTAGTTCTTCTACCATCCATATAGCAGCATCCATAGTATTTGGATTCATAGATTTACGAAAATCGTCATGCTTATACGGCATTTCGTGCGCGATCTTATCTAATCCGTCACCCCAGTTTCGGTAATTATTCAAGTAATTATAATTTAACATCTTGTGGTCTTTCCATTGAATCGTATAAACAAATAAGTGGTTCTTCGCGAAGGACTTGTTCCCGCACATCAATTGGCCATATGTATCCATAGTTGTAACTGTATACCCAACCATCGGGGAAAAAATTAATTTTTAATAGTTGCTCTCTCTTATGACCGAATAGATTATCAAGACCGCGATAATGAAAAAACATTTGATCTGGATAATCTGTAACAAACTTGGTAATCTTATTACCATCTAATCTGTCGTTCCATCTCAATACACTGGAATTTAGATCTGTATATGAACGAGGAATATCTTTTGTATCTCGTTTCATTTTTCTCATGTTGTGCCAGTGAGTGCGAACAAATGTCAATCCATCTTCTGGATCGTGGTCTACAATGCAATCGATATTGTTTTGAATGCCAATATCTAAATCAAGAAATAGTTTTTCTCCATATTGGGGTACAACTCTTCGATCAAACAAGTATAGTTTGTTCCACCACTTCTCATAGTAGTTGTCTTCAGGAAATGGAATTACAATTACGTCGGTATGTAATCCAATCGGGTGTTCGGTCAAACAGTAAAAGTTAAAATCAGTTGTTATATGTTCTCTACATTGTTCGAGAACACGATTAACATGTTCCGAATCATATTTAAATCCCCATTTTACCGTGTAAATATTAATCATCAAACGTTCCAATGCTCTAAAAGATCGAGGTCGACAAGCGACTCTTGTTTCACTTTGCCTCTGCGATTGTCTTGAAATGGAAGCAAGTCCACATTAAACACGCACAGGATACAATCTTTTCTATATATACCCACTTCAAGATCCCCTGAATCCCAGTCGCGTCCGCGATTGTATGAGTATGCAAAGGTATTGGGAAAATGTTTCCATAGAGGAGTATTGCTGAAATCCCCCCATCTCCAACTATGATAGTTGTCTGTTCCGTCGGTGAATGTAAACCAAATGCGTTCTTGGTGTTCTATCACATCCTGCCAAATACATTCGGTCTGATCATCTGACCACACCATGCAACTGCCATTAGTATATGCACCATGCGCTAACTTAAAGTTGCGAGACTTCATGGGTCTTGGATCTTGCCACCACGAACGTAACTTGGTAGGATTCTCTAAGTCATAGGTGATGATTGGCGACAAATCATTTTGAATGATAACATCAAGGTCGAAGAATACAAATCTTCCAGTAGGTTTATCTTCGGCGAAGTTATGGGTGTTAAAAATGAAAGTCTTTGGTCGATCCCAGCAACGTGCCATGCCGTATTTGAAATCCTCAGATCCAAACCAGTATTTCGGATGGATGTCGGGAATGTCTGGAAAGTCGATTACTTTAATCTCAGCGTCAAACCCTTCACTATTATCTGTGTAGCAATAGAAGTGAAACTCAAAATTATCTGGAGTATGCTTCTTTGCCATTCGATAAAGACGATTGACAAACTCAGCAGAATACTTTGTCCCCCATTTACAGCAGAGGTAATTAACTCTCATTGCCACAACCTAACGATATTTTCATCTAAACAATCAGATAATTCAATCTGTTCTTTTGCTGAGGGGTGAGGGACGTTATCAGTATTGAACAAACAGATCTTGGCATCTTTGCGAAACTTAAATCGTTCTATATCGTCGGGATGATGTTTACCACGATTCCACGAATAGATCCATCCGCCTGGAATATCCTTCCATAAATCTCTCTGCCTCCAGTAGTGATAATTGTCACTCCCCTTAAAGAAAGTTTTGAATACAGATTCAGAATTCTCTATAACATCTTCGTAGATATGTTCACATGATTTACCAGGCCATAGCATCATACTGGAGTTGAAAAAAGTTCCGCGAATATCAATAAACAATCTGTCGTGTTTCTGTGATTGTGGTTGCCACCGACATTGAATGATACGAGGTTTCTGCGCAAGTTCCAGAACATCGGTTATATCTTCTTGGATTACTACGTCAAGATCAAAATAGCACCAGTTACCTTCGTATCCCAACCAGTTGTGTGAATTAAATACTGAGAACTTTGCTCGATCGAAACAGAAGGTTTCTTTACCGAACCAATATTTTGGATGCAGGATACCATCGTCGGGTATTGGTGCAGTATCGCAAATTAAACCATCGGCATCATCAGTATAACACGTGAATGTAAACAGGTTGGTGTAGTTCTTCTTTACCATATTGTATAGATTATTTACATATTTTGCGGGATACTTATCACCCCACTTAATGCATACAAAGTTCATCATATTTTTTATCTGCTCCAGGAAACTGGTCTAGTCCATTTAATAATGCTATTGTGTAACTTGAACGATATACAAAAGATTTATTGTCGTCATCTATTTCATAGTAATCTGCACCATAAACAAACGAATAAATCTCGCCTTTCGGAAAATAATTAAATCTAAAATCTTCGTGCCATAAGAATCTATCGTCTCCAAAATACTTAACCATGAAGTAATCTGGATCTGATTGAAAGTGTTCCCATATATGTTTGGCAGTTCCATCTTTCCACATCATAACACTTGAGTTATAATTACTCAAGTAACGCATGTCATGGGTTTCACCAACATAATCTGGAAATTCTTTATTCTTCCAATAAGTATACGCTATTATTGGTTGGTTGTCAAGGTATTTCCACAAATGATCTAAATTATTTTGAATGCGAATGTCTAGATCCAAGTAAAGAACATCGCCCAAACCTCGTTGACTGAACAACCAAATCTTATACCAATGACCTTCTACATCATCTGGTAGAGGACAAGAAATAATAATAGGATCCAGACCAACTGGATCATCTGTGAAGCATAAATAGTTATACTTACGCTCGGTCGCTTCAACGATTTTATTTACATCGTCAGCGGAATATTTTGTGCCGTATTTAAGTGTCACTATTGTTTTCATAACGTTCTCGATTTTATAAATAGTACAGAATAATTTATAAGGGTTCTCCATGGCTGCAATTCAAAATCTATATATCGACCAAGGAACCACGTTTTCTTTGGCGATAACGGTGTCAGATCAATATGGCGAAGGTATGGATTTGACAAATTATACTGTTACATCACAGATGCGCAAGTCATACCAAAGTGCTACTGCGATAAATTTTACAACAGCAAAGACAACACCTTTAGATGGAATCTTAACAATTTCATTGACTGCAAATCAAACAAGCGCAATTTCATCTGGTCGTTATGTGTATGATATTGAAATTACAAGCAACGTAGAAACAGTTCGTGTTCTAGAAGGCATTGTTGTAATAAACCCAGAGGTGACAAGATGACAATAAACGTCTCAGTTGGTAATAAATCTACACCTAAAGTATCAGTAGGAATTTCAAATTCTATAAATACGAGTATAGTAAGTAAGAAAGTAGTTACACTAGAAACGCTAAGTGATGTTGATACTGACGCAGTACAGGATGGTTGGACCCTTGCATATAATGATACCACTAACAAGTGGGAGGCAGTAGATCCTGCTTCAGAATTGAATTTGGGAATAATAGACGGCGGAACATTTTAAATACTAACCAAATAATATCCAAAAAAGGAAACTGGCAATATGGCTACAATTATTCAAATTAAAAGAAGCTCAGGTTCAACTGCTCCAACAACAGCGGCTCTTCTAGAAGGGGAAATGGCATACGCACAAGACGCATCTGGTAACGGTGCTGGTGCAAAACTTTACATCGAATCAATCGAAGGCGCATCTGCCGCAATTCATGCTGTCGGTGGTAAGTAT